AGTGCTGCCGGCGGCGACGCCGGCAGCACCTCCCCTTCGGCGGTGAAAGCGAAGGCGGAAGCGCCCAAGAAGGCAGCGTCGACCGGCAACGCGAAGCGGTCGACGGCCAAACCTGCGGCCAAGGCATCGGCGAAGTAAGCCGATGTACTGCACGCCCGCCCAGCTGGTCACCGGTTCGGTTCGCCTGCGCGAGCTGGGCCAGTTGTTCGGCATCGCGCCCGAGCTGCTGCAGGCGACCATTGCCGAGGCAGATCGCAGCGCATGGGATGCCGACGAGATTGCGGCAGCCGATGCCGCGCTGATCGCGATCAACGAGGAGCTGACCTTCGCCACCGGTGAAGTCGATGCACGCCTGCAGGCGCGCGGTTACGTGCTGCCGCAGGATCCCGTGCGCTTTCCCGTCCTGGTCGTGTGGTCGCGGGCGATCGCCCGCTACCAGCTGCACGCCGAGCGCAGCGGTGAAGGTGCCGATGTTGAAGAAGGCCGCATCGAGCGCGACTACCTGGACGCGCGCGAAGCGCTGCAGTTGGTCGCGGATGGCAAGTTGACGCTCGGCGCGGGCGATCCGCTGGCCGTCGTCACGACGCCCTCGACCGATGGCGCAGTGCGCATCACCAGCAAGCCGCGCATGTTCGACCGCGACACCCTGGGGCAGCTGTGAACGTTGGCCCGTTTCCGGTGGCGGCGGTCATCGAGCGCCTGCGCGTGCGGGTGCCGGAGCTGAAGCTGGTCGATGGGGCGGCGGGATTGCTGGCTGCTGAGAAGCAGCAGCCCAGCACTTCGCCCGCCGCCTTCGTCGTCTCCAACGAGCGCGCGGGGCCATCGAAGGGCTACACCGGCGGCACGCTGGCGCAGCCCGTTGCTGCCACCTGCGTGGTGGTGATCTACGTCAAGCACGCCGGCAGCGCGACATCGGGCGCCAAGGCGCAGCAGCAGCTCGATGCGCTGCGCGGGTTGATCCGCAACGTACTCGTCAACTGGAAGCCGATGGCTGGCGGCACGGTGCTGCGATTCATCGCGTCCGACGGCGAGAGCTATCAGGCCGGCTCGCTGCAGGGCCAGGAAGCCTACGGCCTTGACTACACCCTCGAAAAAGGAGCCAACCCATGAAGCGTTTGCCACCCGTCCCCAACCGCGGCGGTGCCTATCAGCACGATGCCTCCACCGACACGCTGACGCGCACCGAGACCGCCACCGGCGCGATCTCCGGTGACGGCACCGGCACGGCGGCGCCGCCGCTGCCTGCGTCTGCCTCGCCACGCGGGGCGCGCCGCCTACCCAAGGCCGAGCCAACCGCGGCGGCGCGCAAGCCGCGCAAGACGCGCCGCTGATCCGACGCCCGTTCCACCCCTTCACTGACGGAGCACCACCATGCCGCAGCCAGCCCTCGAAAAGTTCGACCAGCGAATCCTTGTCATTGCGCTGGCTGAGACCACGCTCAACAACGCCGTGCATGGCCTTCGCCTGCTCGACGGTGAGGCGAGCGTTGAATCCACCGCCGTCGCGCGCAACATCGACACGCCGTACCTCGGCGCCAAGCCGAGCAAGCGGACCAACTTCCGCGCCAACATCAACGGCACGCTGGAGCTGATCCCGCCGGTCGAGCCTGGTCACGCGACCGACGGCATCCCGCCGACCAACGCGGGCCTCGTGCCGTGCGGCCTCTCGCGCACGAACAGCGATCTGCTCGGCATCACGCGCTACAACGTGATCAGCAGCGGATTCGAAAGCTGCGACGCCCACTGGTGGCACGCCGGCACCTTCATCGAAGTGGACGGACTGCGTGGCGACCTCTCGCAGCTGCGCTGCGAGATCGACCAGGCGTTCACGGCGCGGATGGCACTGCAGGGCGGCTACGACGAGATCGACCAGGAGGCCCTGCCGACCGACGTTGACATGAGTGCGTTCGTCTCGCCGACCATCAGCGAGCCGGAGAACTCGTTCCTCACCGTCAGCAGCGAGGAATCGCCGACGCCTGAGATCGACGAGCTGCACCTGCGCGCCAAGTCGCTGATCACCAACCTCGGGCACCAGGTGGCGCAGAAGCGCTTCACGGAGTTTCGCGAGACCGGAATCAGCGCGCGCGCCGCGTCATCGACGGTGATCTTCGCGCGGCCGGATTACGACGAGTTCAATCCGGACGTCGAGCTGCGCAGCGGCCGCTGCCTGATCTTCACGTACAAGATCCGGGAGCCAGACGGTCGCTACTCCGCCCAGCGCGTGCGCCTGGAGATCGGCAGCTGGTCGGGCGTCAACGTCGACGGCGACAAGTGCATCCAGGTGCAGGGCAACTGCATCCCGTCCGAGCCGGTCGGCAACGACGAAGTGCAGATCATCTACGGCGACGACACGTTCCGCATTCGCGGCACCTGGCCGGACGGTGAGGACGCTGTGGTCTACGTGCCGGGTGCTGGCATTGCCGTGGCCGGTGAGTACGTTGGTGCGGTGACCTATGCCGTGACCGCTGGCGCGCTGCCCGATGGCCTCACGCTGTCGAGCGCCGGTGTGCTCAGCGGTACGCCCACGGTGGTCGACGAGTTCACCTTCACGGTGACCGCCACCGACAGCACGCCCTCGACGCCGAAGACCGCGACGAAGGAATTCACGATCGAGATCACTGCGTAAGTCAACCGACTGCGCCCGCCGCACCGCGGCGAGCGTATGCGGGCGCAGTGCTGGGCGGGCACTGCGCCCGCCCCTTGAAGCCCGCCCTCCGCGTTACCGCCCACGTCAGGAGCTATCGAGATGAGCGAGTCACAAACTGTTGCAGTCAACCTGGTCGAATCCGTCACCTTCACCGAAGAGGTGAAGTGTCAGGTGCCGGGCACCACGCCGAAGAGCTGGCGCGAGCTGAAGTTCGACGCCACCTTCAAGGTGCTCGATGAAGACGAGCAGGAGGCGCTGCCGATCACCGCCACCCAGCGCGATGTGCTGCGTGAGGTGCTGCAGGAGGTCAAGGGCATCCCCGGTGCGACGCTGGCCGACGGGACGAAGCTGTCGCCGGTCGAAGTCTGCATCCGCAACCCGTTCACCAGCGACGCCTGCTACGCGGTCTATCAGCTGGTGCAGAAGAAGAACACGCGAGACCTCAACGCGGCCGCCGCGATGTCGGGGCTGCAAAAGGGAAACTCGAAGCGGTCGCGTCCGCAATAAGCGGCCAGCGACCGGGCTCGGACTGCATCTGGTTGCTGCCATCGCCGCTCGATGACGACGGCGATGGCGACGAAGGCGAAGACGATGAAGTCGACGATGACGCACCCGCGCCGAAGCCAACGACCGCTGAACTCCTGCGGGGCGAAGGGTTGCCGCCGCGGGAGTCGCCGCAGCAAGTGGTTTGGCTCGGCGTTCTGCCGCAGAACATGCGGGCGGTCCGGATTTTTCAGCGCTGCAAGCCGACGCTTGTGGTGGGCCTTGGGGGTAGCGCCTGGCTCGGGATCAGTGGGCTGGAGCTGTCAGCGCGGCTGGACCTGGAGGGCGTTCCGACCTCAGAGAGGTGCGATGTAGCGGCCCGCGTTGACGTGATGGACCGCGTCTCGACGCAGATCAGAAACGCCGCGCGGGCGAAAGGCAACGAAGCACCCACACCCACAGCAGCTGCAGCACCGGGACCGCCAGCAGCACAGCAAAGGCAATCAGGAAGAAAGCAGTAACGGTGTGTTGAGCGTTCATTCGTAGCCCTGGAAGCGCAGCAAGTATGGCCGACATCGAAGTCAAGCTGAGACTGATCGCCGATGGATCGGTTCTGGTCAGCACCGCCCAGGAAGCCGAGGACGCAATCGGTGGCGTCGGTAGTGCTGCAGAGCGCACCGGCGACCAGGGCACGAGGGGCTTTGACCAGCTTGGCCGCAGCGCCGCGAACGCGAAATCGGAGATGGGCCAGGTCCGCAGCTCGGCAGTCGCGCTCGTCGCGGCGATCGGCGGGTTGGCAGCCATCAAGGGCATTGCAACCAACTTCATCCAGGCCGCGGACGCGCAAGGGCAGCTTGATGCCCGCATGCGTCGCGTCAGCAGCTCGATATCGGAGCAAGAGGCGGCGACGGCGAGACTGCAGCAGGTCGCTCATGACGCCTACGTAGACATCAACGATGTCGTCGAGGTCTACGTGCGCAGCATCGAGCCAATGCGGCAGCTTGGCTACACGACTGGGCAGACGCTCGACCTCACCGAAGCCCTGTCCCTGTCGATGGTTGTGTCCGCAAGTGCGGCGGACAAGCGTGCGACGGCGATCGATGCGCTCAGCAAAGCGATGCAGACCGGCATCGTCAAGACCGAGCAGCTGGAAGCGATTCTCAATGGCGCGCCTCGCTTCGTGGAAGCGCTCGAAACGGCGCTGGGAAAGACGCGCGCTGAGCTGCTCGCGATGGCATCTGCCAGTGAGCTTAGCGTTGAGCAGCTGGCCAAGGTCTCCAGCGAGCTGGGCATGCTGCGGGCGGAAGTGGAGGACATGCCTACGACACTGGAAGACGCGAGCCTGCGTTTCGCGAGCGCGTTCCAGACGTGGGCTGGAAAGACCAATGAACAGCTGGGCCTGACGGAGAAGCTTGTCTTTGGGGTGGACACGCTGGCGGGCAGCCTGGACTCGCTGGCCAGCGTGTTGGGTACGATTGCCACGGCAGGCGCACTGGCCTTTGGCGGCCGAGTTTTGAACGGCATCGGTGCGTACGCCACGAAGCTGGTGGAAACAGTTGCCGCAGCCAGTGCACTGCGCGAGATTGAGCGTCAGTCCGCCGCAGCGGCCGTCCAGGCCGCGCGAGGCAGAGCCATCGAGGCCGCGGCCAACCTGGAAGCAGTGACGGCGATGAGGCAGCAATACGCCGCAAAGCTCGCGCTGTCGGCTGCAGAAGTGAAGCTCGCAGAAAGCACTCTGGCAGCGACAGGTCGGATGGGCGCTCAGTCTGCAGCGCTTCGCTACCAGCGCGTTGCTACCGAGGAGCTGACGACTGCCAAGGCCCGCCAAGCTGCCATTACGAATGAGCTGGCCATCCTGGGACAGCAGCAGGTGCGTCTTGAAACTGCCCTCATTGCGTCGGCCAACGCAAAGATTGCGGCGCAAACACGGGTGGCTGGCGCGGTGACGGCCACAGCCTATGCGATGACACAGCTCCGGGCCGTAGGGAGCCAGCTGTTGTCGGGCTTTGGCTCGCTTCTCAGCGCGCTGGGGGGCTGGTCTACCGCAGTGTTGGCCGGCGCCTACGGCACGTACAAGCTCTATGAGGCATTGAGCGAGGGCAACTCGACCGCGCGGGAGAATGTTCAGACGCTCGACCAGATGTCCGAAGCGCTGGAGCGCGCCAGTGATCGGCAAAGCGTGCTGGCAAAGGGTGCGCCGGAAGCGATGGCGGAGCAGGCCTCGGCCCTGGCAAAAGCCCGCGAAGAAATCGAAGCCCTGCAAGCTTCGCAGGAGTCGCTCACGCTGTCATGGCTCGATGCCATTCCGGTCATCGGCGCCTACACGCTCTACATGTCGAAGATCAACGCGGCAGGAATTGAGCAGCAAAACGAAGCAATCGAGCGCTATGTCGACAGCCTAGTCAGATCGGTGGCCGCATCGAACGACGTTGCAAGGGCAGCGAACGATGCCATCGCGACGCTGAGCGCAGCGGGCATCCCGATCGACAGCCTGGTCGAGAAGATCGCTGGCCTGAATACCGGGCTGACGCGGACGTATGACCACCTGTTCCTGATCTCGACAGTCAAGCTGGGCGCCGAACAGGTCGCAGCGCTCGCCGCTCTCCGCACCGAGACTGAGAAGTCGAACAGTGCGCTCCTGGAACAGATCGCGACGTTCGGCAAGGGCCGTGTCGCGACGGTGGAGTACTCCAAGAGCATTGAGCTGGCCAAGGCCGCCACCATCACCGACACCGCCGTCCGCCAGCTTTACGTGGATGGGGTTGAGGCAGCCTTCGCCCCACTGATCGCCAACGCTCGCGCGCTGGACGGATTGACTGCCGCCCAGAAGGGCGCTACCGAAGCCCAGCGCGACGAACAGCGCCGGCAGCGCGAGGCCATTCGCGACAGTGAGCGCGCGGCGGAAGCCCGCATCAAGTTCCGCGACGAGCTGCTGCAGATGGAGGCGACGCTGTCTGGCCCCGTGCGTGCGGCCGAGATCGAGCACGAGCAGCGCCAGGCTGTGCTGGAGCAGCGCTTCCTGGACGGTGAGATCGCCGTGCTCGATTACTACAAGGCACTGCAGCTCCTGGGCGAGCAGTACGGCCGCACGTCGGCCGAGGCGCGTGCCCAGGAAGACGTGCTCGGCAACCTCAACCGCAGCTATGCCGAGCAGGCAGCACTGGCCGGGATGACCGAGCAGCAGCGTCGCGTCGAGCAGGAGTCGCTCGCGGCGATCGCGCAGTGGCGTCGTGTGCACAAGACCGACATCGACGCCGAGACCGAGGCGATGATTCGTCAGTCGGTGGAGATCGGCGAAGCCCAGGTCGAGACGGCCCGGGTCGCCCGCGAAACGGCTGACGCCGCAAACCGTGCATGGGTGGATTTCTTCGACGGCCTGGCCGATGCCGTGCTCGATGGCAGCGACGGCGTGAAGCGCTACTTCAAGCGTCTGCTCGACGATCTGAAAGCACAGCTGATCAGCAGCGGGCTGATCCGCATCTTTGCCAGCATCTTCGGCGGGTCGTTCAGCGGCACGGCTGCTGCCGGCGGCCAGGGTGGATCGCTGTCGATGCTGGGGCAGATGTTCGGGTTGACCGGCGGCGCTGGCGGCGGCGTCACCGGCGCTGGAGGCAGCGCGTCCTGGAACCCCTTCGGCGGCGCCGGCAACCAGCTCTACAACAGTGCGCTGGGTATGTTCACCGGCTACGGCAGCTTTGGGACGCAGGCCGGTTGGAACGCGGCGGCTGCGGGTGGCCCGCCGTCGCAGCTGGCAGGCGGGTCGGGTGGCCTGGGCGTGCTCGGCACCGCGGCGGCGGGCCTGGGAGGTGCCTACTACGGCTACCAGCGGAGCGGCAACATCGCGGGCGCGGTGGGCTACGGCGCCCTTGGCATTGGCGTTGCGGGCACGGCTGCCGGCATTGCCGGCGGCGCGACGGTGGGTGCAGCTGCCGGCGGCGCGTTCAGCGCGCTCGGCGCATCGGCCGCGATCCCGATCATCGGGTGGATCGCGGCCATCGCCGCGCTCATCGACCTGGCGACCGGTGGCAAGCTTTTCGGTACCAAATTCCGCGCCGAGTCTGCGCAATCGACGCTCGCGATCGGCGCGGACGGCGCGAGCGCAAGCACGTCGCTGACAGAGGTGCGCAACCGCTCACTTTTCCGTGGCCGCGAGTGGCGCACCCGCGAGATCGAATCCGGCGATGAAGCTATCGACGCCGCGTCGCAACTGTGGGAAGCGGTCAACCAGGTGATGGTCGACAGCGCGCGCCAGCTGCGGGCTGAAGCTCCGGCGGTGATCGAGGCCGCATTGAGGACCGTCCAGGAGTTCGACAAGAAAGGGAAGGTCAAAGCGACCGCCTACTTTGTCGATGTCCTGGGCCAGAGCTTCGAGGAGGCCTCGGCCGAGCTGGCGGCGACGCGCATCAGCGCGGAGGCGATCATCGCGACGATCGATAGCGTGCTCGGAACCACCGTGGCCGCTGGTGCGGCCACGGCCGGACGTGAGCTGATCGAGGGCTTGGCTGACGGCCTGGCCGGCGCTGGTGGCATCGGCGAGAACGCCGGGCAGCTGATCGGCCGCATCATCGGAGACGCCATTCCCAAGACGACCGGCGCCGCCGACGTGCAGGGCGAAGCGTCTGCGATTGCACAGCGCTGGCGTGATGATGCCGAAGTGTTGATGCAGGGCGCTCAGTTCCTGTTGCTGGTGGCGACTGACATGCGTGCCGGCTTCGATCTGCTCGATACCGGCACCTTGACGCCGATTGTCGACCTCGTTGAAGAGCTGGCCATCAACGGCGAAGACCTGGTCGCCACATACCAGCGCATCACGGCGGCCACGCTGCTACTTGACGAAGCGTTGGCACTTTCCGGCGTCGAGTTGAGCGGCACCCGAGAGGACCTTGTGCGGTTCGCCGTTGAGATTGCCGAGGCCGCCGGCGGGCTGGATCGCGCGTCACAGCTTTGGTCGACCTATTTCGACGCCTTCTTCTCTGCCAATGAGCGCGCGGAGTTGGGCCTAGCGCGTGCAAGGGAGTCTGCAGCCAGCCGGTTCACCACTGTTGGTCTAGACGTTGCCGATTTCGCGGTCGAAGGTGGCATGCCGGCGTTTCGCGCGCTGTTTGAACAGGCACTACCGACGCTGAGCGCTGAGGCGGTGGTCCAGTGGCTCGAAGCAGCCGAAGCACTTGCGCAGCTCAACGGGGCCCAGGCCGCTTACAACCAAACGCTCGGCGAGTCGTCGACAGTTGTCCGTGATGCGCAAGCCATTGCCGAAATCATTGCTGGCCTGAATACGGAAGACTTCCTCGCCGGCCTGTCTGATATCGACCGCGAACTTGCCGAGTCGGCGATTCGGTACCAGGAGGCAGCCGCCGCTGCGGCTGCGGCCGGTGCCTCTGAGTCGGAGCTGCTGCAGATTCGGCGACTTGGCGAACGTGCTGCGGCACGCATCCAGGAGGCGGCAGCTCAGCGCGCGGCTGAAGAAGCGGAGCAGCGTGCAGCCAGCTTGAACGAGCTTCTGGAGGGGTTGAACTGGGACGCGACACTCTCGGGAATGACAGCCCTCGACCGTCAGCTCGCGGAGTCCGCCAGGCGCTTTGAACAGCTGGAAGCGCAAGCACTCGCATTGGGGGCCAGCGAAGACCAGCTGACCGTGATTCGGAACCATGCAGCGGCTGCCGCGGGCGCGATTATTGCGACTGAAGCACAGCGTGCGGCTGTTGAGGCAGAACGCGCAGCCCAGGTGCAGCTGGGTGCCGTGCGCTCCTACTCTGAGTTCATTGTTCAACTCCGTGCCGGCGCCAGCGAGCTGTCCGCCTTCGGGGCAGCGATGCTCGAAGCCAACCGCTGGCGGTTCGACGCGATCGAGACCGCGAACCGACACGCGCAGGCCGCTGGCCTGGCGGCAACGCGTGAGCAGGACCTCGTGGCCATTGAGCTGCGCGCTGCCGAGATGCGCGCGGCAGCGATGGCGCAGCTGCGCGAGAGCATGGCCGGTCTGGCTGCCGAGCTTGGCTATGCTCGAACGCCGGACACCATCGACTACCTCAACCAGCGCATCGGCGAGCTGTCGCAGGCGTCGGTGTCGGCCGCCGATGGCGTCGGCCAGGCGGCCGAGTCGATCCGCGGCTCGCTCGATCTGCTGCTCAGCGATCTGTCGCCCTACAACGACAACCAGAAACTCGAGATCGCGCGCGGCGGGCTGGCCACCGGCGCCGTGACGCAGGAGCAGTTCCTCGAGATCGCGCAGCGGCTGTTCGGTCGGGCTACCGCCCGCTACACAAGCGAGTTCCAGTACGCGCAGCAGTTCGGCGGCCAGGGCGCGCCGCAGGACGCCGGCACCCGAGCCATCGTCAGCGCGATCCGCGAGTCGAGCAGCGATACGCGCACGCTCGCAGAGTTGATCGCGGACCGCGATGCACTGCTGGTGCAGCAGCGCGTGCAGAGCGCGACCACGCTGGCGCGCCAGCTCGCCGAGTATGCCGGCGAGTCCGGCGCCGACTTCGCCGCCATCGCTCAGGGCATGGGCTGGTCGATCGATGACCTGGCCGAAGACCTCTCGCTGACCAACGAGGAGCTGATCGATTACCTCGACACCCTCGCCGAGCGCTTCGGGATGGATCAGTGGACGAACTCTGCTGAGTACATCGCCGACGCGATCGCGCAGCAGACTGAGCAGCTGCTGCAGGCATTGGGAGCACAGACGGCAGGCATTCCGCTGAAGCCACGGCCGCTGGCGGCAGATGACGAATTCAAGCCGTCCGCGGACTTCGAGACGGTGCCATTTTCGGGTGGCAAGCCCATGCTCCCGTTCGAGCGCATCGACGTCCGGGTGCAATCGAGTGGGCAGTCGGAGCTTGGGCTGCTGCGCGCCGAGCTGGCGGAGGTCCGCGCCGAGCTGGCACGAATCACCGGCAACACGGGCCGCGGGGCGGACGCCAGCAAGCGCGTAGCTGAGCACACCGGCGCGCTCGCAGACGTTGCCAGCCACAGCGCTGCGGCGGTCGACGAGTTGCGCAGCCTGCGCCGCGACCTCCGGTCAGCCCCACAACCGAAGCGAGTGCTGTAGTGCCCACGCTCGTCATCGACATCATCGACGGGATCTCGATCGAAGGATTCGTGCCATCGGTCGCTGTGGGTGCGAGCGTCTCGGCCCAGTTGCGCGCACTCGGCGCCACCGGTGCGGTGACGTGGGCCGTTGACGGTGGGGCGCTGCCGGAGGGCTGGTCGATCCATGCGGATACCGGATTGATCGCTGGGACTGCAGACGAGCCTGGCGCGTTCAGCGTCGTTGTTCGTGCTGCTGACAGCGCCGGGAGGCTCGCGCGCAGGCCCCTGACGTGGCGCGTGCAGGCCATGCCTATTGGCATCAGTGGGTCGCTGACCGCGATGACAGTTGGTACGCCGTCTACTGGCGTGGTTGCTGTGAGTGGAGGGTTACCGCCTTACTCGATCTCGTCTGCGACGCTCCCAGCAGGTATCGCCGCTGCAGTGGACGCGGCCGACATCAACGTGACGGGCAATCCAACTGCAGGCCACGGCGTCGCAGCGGGTGCCACGGGCACGTTCGCAGCGTCGATCACGTTGCAAGATTCGCTTGGCACAACGGCGCTGTGGACGCAGGACGTGACGTATAGCGTGCCAGAGCTTGTCTGCGCATTTACCGCGCTGCCTGACGCAGAGGTCGACTCAGCGTACAGCGGAGACCTGACTGCAACAGGAGGCGTCGGCGGCTTCGTCTTCTCGCTTGACAGTGGGCCGGGATGGATGGGCATCAACAGCAGTACCGGTGCACTGACTGGCACGCCGGAAAGTGGCGATGTGGGAACCGGCATCACTGTGACCGCGCGAGTCACAGATGCTGACGGCAACACGGACACGGCAACTGATACGCTGGATGTTGAAGTGGCGTACATCCCGTACGTTGACGACTTCGTGACGCCTGTTGTCGTCTATAGCCTGCGCCGCCTGATTCGCGGGTACTCGGGGTATGGAATCCGGTTGCGGCGAACATCGGATAACGCGACGCAGGACATCGGATTCCTCTCTGACGACACACTCGACGTTGCGGCGTGCGTTGCCTTCCTCGCTGGTTCGAACGGAACAGTGAACGGGTGGTACAACCAAGTCACCGGATCACTCCAAGGTGGGCACGGCGGCGCTGCTGTGGAGCCACTACTGTTCACATCTGGTTCGTTCGATGGTTCAGCCTATTACGACGGCACGTTCGGAATGGATGCAGGCATCCATGTGAACGGCATCTATGACCAGACGCTATTCCTGCGCGCTCAGGTCATCAAGAAAGTCGGCCCCGGTGGCGCGCTCTATGATTTCCGGAGCTTCCTCGGTGGTCGCAGCGGGTGGGAGTTTTACGCTGGCTCGAATGTCTATGGAGTGCAGTCGAGCGACTACACGGTGTCGACGTTGTGGAGCTACAGGCAGTCGGGAAGCTCCCAGTTCGGCGACACGGTACACGACATCTGCACGCGCGTTCGGCTGTCCGAATCGCCATCTGACCAGATCCAGGTCTACAAAAATGGGGCACTTGAGAGTGGTGGTTGGACGGGCGGCCAATCAGGTTCAGGGCCTTCTGTTGGACCTACAGCTAACATCGATAGCAGCTTCATGTTCTACAACCTGAGCACTGCGCGCGCGACAGAAGCGCGCTTTGTCAGTCTGGTAACTGTGAGCAGCGATGCGATCAGCGCGATCGCTGACATTGAGCCGCTGCTGTCGTTATGACTCGCCTCTACGCAATACTCAACAGCGTAGCCATCGGCGCAGATCTGATCATTGAGCGCGCGGGCACTGTGCTCACGCACGCCGAATCGACGGACCTCAACCGCAAGGCGCTCAGCGTCGACGGCAAGACGCGAGGCATCTGGCGTGCAGAGTGGTACGCGTGGGGCGAAGGTGCGCTGGCAGACAGCCTGAGCGTCGGCATTGCAAGGCCAACATCGTCGCTCTCAACAGCCGTTGGCGCCGACGAAGACAGCTACGGCTATCGCGTCGGCGAAGGCCAGCTGCATCACGACGGCAGCAGCATCGCCTCGGTGACTGTGGGGGCGAAATCAGCGTATATCGGTCTGGTGCTCGATCTGTCCGTGCCGTCGGCACCGCAGGTCGCGTGGATGCTCAACGGCGTGCTGCTCGATGAGGTAGCGCTGCCGGACGACGGCCCCTGGCATTTGGCTGCCACCGTGTGTGGAAGCGTGGCGCGCGGACTTCGCGTGATGCAGAACACCGGGCAGCGACGCTTCGCCCATTTCACCAGCGGCTGGTACGCCGAGCGTGAGAGCCTCGGCGCGATCCGCGTGGCAACCCGCGGCTTCGTCACGCCGGCCGGCGCAGATCAGCCGCACGTGCGCTACCGGGGCCTGCTGTCGAGTGACTCACGCCTGTCGATGCGCGAGCGCCTGCATTTCTGGCCGATGGGCAACAGCAGTGGTGTATCAGGTGCCGGTGGATCGCTTCGACTCGACAACGCGGACGGCGCCCTTGACCACCTGGTTGGCGTAGCCGGGCGCGGCGCCCTCGTGCGTGTGCAGTCGATACCCGACGGTGGCGGCATCGACGACGCCGAACCTGTCGGTATGCTTGAAGTGGACGTCGGCAGGCCCGCAAGTGATGGTGTGCTGGAGCTACGTCTGCGGGACCGCACATCTGCGCTCAAGCGGCCATTGCAGGACGCTCTGCTGCCACCCGACGCCGACCCAACCACTGCAGACACCGTCATGCCCGTTGCACTTGGCGCGGTACGCATGGCCGAGCCAAAGCTTCTGAATGGGCCAACTCGCACCTATCTCATGCACGATGCCCAGATCAGCGCGATCAGTGAGGTGCTGGACGGCGGCTGGCCGCTAGATCCCGGCGCGGATCCGGCGGACTATCAGCTCGACGCGCGAGGCCGGCTGGTGCTGGAGCGTGATCCTTACTACCGGATCACAGCGGACATCGGCGTCGACGGCAGCGTCTACGCACCGCCAGAGACGGGCGACATTTTGGGCGATGAGGGCAACCCGTTCAGCGGCACGCCTACCCAGGCGCCCGACGGGTGGACGCGCGGTACGTACGGCAGCTCCCCTGATGGTGTGCCGAGCTACATCGGTGGTGGCCAGGTCTCGTTTCCCAACGGCGGCACCGGCGCGAATTGCTATTTGCTGCACGTTGAGGGCGAGACCATCGTTGGCGAGCAGTACCGCATCGAACTCGTGATCGATAGCGCAACGACGCCGGGGGAGTTCGCGCCTGGCTCAATCCTCGCGGTCAGCAGATCGCTGTCTGACTTCGACGCTCTGCTGATCGTCGATGTGAACTACTACTCAACGTTCCCTCAAACCGTCGTCGCGACGTTCATCGCCACGTCGGTCCACCCTATCTACATCACCTGGAGGCCCATACAGCAGACATCTGGCACAACGGTCATCAGCAAGTGCGACGTTCGGCTGATTCAGCGCCTTGACGTGACCGATGACGACGCATTGCCGGCGCTCGGTCTGGAGGCGATGTTGCGTGAGATGCTGGTCGTTCGTGGCGGGCTTGCAGAGTCTGATTGGGTGGCGGCCGATGCGGCAGCGATCGACGCCGAGACCGGCTACGCGGGCACCGGGTTGTGCGTCTGGGAGTCTGTGCCGATCGAAGTCGCCGTGCAGTCTGTGTTGGACAGCTACTGCGCGTGTCTGTGGAGGGATGTCGAGGGCCGGATTCGCATTGCTCGCATGCGCAAGCCGACAGTCGAGGAGGCGCTGGGAACGATCGGTCGTGGTCAGATGATCGGGGATCTGCTGCCGCGGGAATACGCCGCTGACGCGTTCACTACGCAGCAGCGCGGCCGGCGCAACTGGCGGCCTCTCGTTGAGGGGCAGATGACCACCGAGACCGAGGAGATCACGCCCACCATGCGCGCGCGGCTTACCGCGGATTACCGGATCAGCGTTGCCAGTGCAGTCAATGTGGCTCCGGCCTACGTGCATGGCGTCTACGCCGAGCCGCACAACAGCCTGCTCGATCGCCGTGCGGACCTGCAGGCCGAGGCGGACTATGTGTCGGCGATCCACGCCGCGGCGATGGCTTTCTACGATGTCGAGGTGGCCTATTCGCAGGACTACGCGCTGAATCAAACCTGGTTGGTCGACTACGTCGACGCCAAGGGCCGTGCCCGCTACGGCCTCGAAGGTCGGCCCTGCGTGATCGTCGACTTCGATCCCGACCCGCTCAACGAAACGATGCAGCTGACGCTGCTGGGGTGATCGCATGTTGCTGACCTTTCCACCGCGTACGGACTGGATTTACGACTGTGTCGGCGGCGAGTTCATTACCGAGCCCGAGATGCTTCACGACCGCAAGCCGGGCGAGCCAGTCCTGCTTGAGTGGGCCGCTGGTGAGCAAACGCTGACGACAACCACGGTTATCACCGCAACACGAAGCGCTGCATTCGTGCCGCGGCTCGCTGTGCTCCTGGGTAGCAACTTGCCAGCAGGCCTGCGTGTGGAGCTGCATGGGCGACGCCCGGAGGATGCCGGTTATGACTATGGTCTCGGCGGTAACAGCGCGACCCAGCGCTTGGTGCGGCTGTGGGGTGGATCAGTGGGCGCTTGGTGGGCGCTGTCCGACGGCCTCGACCCGATCACTGGTTACGGGCTGACGCTCTACAACGATGCGGATGGGAGCCTCGCGCTTGATGCGTCCGAGGAGTTCGAGTTGGGGCAGTTGATTGTCGTCGACGCGCTGCACATTCCCCACGAGGTCGGTCCGGTTATTCGTTACGTCAAGGGCGGCTCATCACGGCGGACACAGACACAGCAGGCGTCGCGCGTCGACGGCACAGGCTTTCGTCGCCTGAGCATGCGTGGCGTCCACGAGCATGTCGACCAGGCATGGGGCGGGGGTATCGACGGGAGCGACTGGGATCGCCTGGCTGAGGCACTGTGTGCTGACCCGTTCTGCTGTGTCGCGCTGTATCACGCGGACGCCACAGAGCTGCAGCGGGTGGCCCTCTACGGCGAGATCGACGGTCTCGGCATTGCGGGAGGCGAGGGGCCGTACAAGCAGCTCGAACAGATGTCGCTGGATGAGATCCCGAGCTGATGCCCGGAGTCCTGTACCTCTGGCGTCGCTGCGTCGACCGCTACGATCGCCCTGGGACGGTGTTCTTCCTTGATCCACCCTACTGGCAGACCGAGGGGTACGGCGTGCCGTTCGAATGGCCAGAGTACGAGTCGCTGGCCGAGGTGCTCAGGGGGCTCAAAGGTCGAGCGATCCTGACCATCAACGACCACCCGGACGTCCGTCGCTTGTTCTCTGGGTTGCCGCTTCAGGTGGTCCCGATCCGCTACACGATCGGAGGCGGCAAGGGTGTTGCAAGACGCGAGTTGATCTACCGGACGTGGAATTAGCGCCCGGCACCGTTTCCGGGCGTGCAATTTGGTTACGCTACTCGCAACATGACGCGTCGCCACTTATCACGCCCGGACCCTGCAACTTTTCGCGCGCGGCATCACCAGCGGCGGGCGGCAGATCGATGGGGGAATCGCTCACGTCAGGTCGGCATGTCGAGACTCAAACCGCATGCTACCGGATG